GTAACGTGTTGATAAAGTTTTGCCTTCTCGTTAAGTGACGCAGTGTAGCTGTTCATGATCGACATACGTCGACCATCGGACATCACGCAATCTGGCAGTTCCCAAAATAGGAAGATTTTATGTCTCACGTTTATCTCACCGAGGTAGTCCTCTTCGGCTGTACCGCCGTCAACAACGCGGTAGCAAATCGCCTTATGCTCTCCCACTGGCGGTTGTTCATACCCGTCATCACCGCCCCCTCCAACAGCAAGTTTCATTCCCATGTCAATTCTCCTTGATGGTTTATACAAGTTTGCACTAGTATACACATCTCTTGGAGGGGCTCAAGATGACAATGAAGGTAAAAGGCAATCAAAAAAACTGGAGCAGACCTCTTTCAAATAACTTACACGCAGATTTTGTTAACTGGCTCGGCAGTCTCGGCGTAGAGATTGACCAAAAGAAGGGATTAATCACGGGCGGCGAGATAGGACGCGCCTACACGACGGTTGACGGGCGGAGAAAGCAGAACGCATGGTATCAAGTCTGGTTTGATCAAGATCGCCCTTACGGGCACGTAGAGCGGTACGACATAGGCTCGTTGGGTAAATGGAAAGCCGATGGCGGCGACATCCCCAAGCTAACAAAAAAGCAACGGGCGGAGATCGAGCGAATAAAAGAGCAAGCGCGATTAGCGCAGCAGATAGAGCAAAATAAAGCCGCTAAACGTGCACAAACCATGTGGGAGCGGTCGGTCAAGTGCGACATCCATCCCTACCTTGAAGCCAAAGGGGTGTCCTCTCACGGACTCAAGCAACAAGACAACACGTTGATTATCCCTGTGTACAACATCAACGGCGTTGTGCAGACCCTTCAATTCATAAGTGAAGAAGGTAAAAAGAAATTCATGCCGGGCGGGAAGACTAAGGGTGGCTACTTCCCCATCGGCATCGACTTGCTGGCCGAAGCCAAGGTGATCAATTACGCCGAGGGTTACGCTACGGGTGCCAGTTACTTCGCTGATCATCAGCAACCCGTGATCGTGGCATTCAACGCTGGCAATCTAGCGCCAGTAGCGGAGGCAGTCTTCGCATTGTACCCACAGGCCAAGCACGTCTTTATCGCAGATTTTGACGAGAGTCGCACGGGTGAGCAAAAAGCCATAGCCGCCGCACAGGTTATCAAACAGGCAGGCGGACACGCTGAGGTGCTCATGCCTGAGCAGGTAGGTGATTACAACGATCATGCGCAAGCGTTGGAAGGCGAGCTCATACCGAATATGAAGCCTATCGCCGTGCCCGACGCCTTTGATTTTGCCAAAACCGAACGCGGCAGGATGATGCACACGAAGAGTAATCACCAAGGAGTGCTCATCGTGAACAAGATTGACGTGTCCTACGACGTGATCAAAAAACGGATGAACATTGTCATCCCCGACATGAAGCTTATCGCGGACCTCGAAGAGGACGCCGCCATCACGGAAATCGAAGATCGGTGCATACAGCTGGGTGTGCCGCACGACCGCGTTAAGTTCAATCTCAAGCTTCTTGCACGAGAGAGCAACCCTGTCGCCGAGTGGATCACGTCAAAACCTTGGGATGGGACATCCAGACTGAAGGCGCTCCTTGACACAGTGCAAGCCGAGGACAATCCGTTGAAAGAGCTCCTCATGACCAAGTGGCTTACCTCTTGTGTGGCGGCGGCGTGTGGGAGTGAAGGCGTCAGTAGCGAGGGCATCCTTGTCTTTGTGGGTAAGCAGGCCTTGGGTAAGACTCAGTGGATGAATACGTTAGCACCGAGAAAAGAGTGGCTTTTAGAGGGGGCGACTCTCAACCCCAGCGACAAGGACTCTGTAAAGCACTGTGTGAGTCATTGGATCTGTGAGCTAGGGGAACTGGGCAGTACCTTCAAAAAAGCCGACCTCGACCAATTGAAAGCCTTTATCACGCGAAGCCATGACGAGTTACGCCTGCCGTATGATCGCGGCTTCTCACGGTATCGACGTCGCACCATTTTCTATGGGTCGGTCAACGAGAACGAGTTTCTGACAGATCCCACAGGCAACCGAAGGTTTTGGGTTGTGCGAGTCAATGCCATCGATTGGCGGCACAAGATCGATATGCAACAGGTGTGGGCTGAGGTGAAGGCGCGCTTCTTTGACACGGGCGAGGGCTGGTTCCTGACCTCCGAGGAGCGATCGCTGTTACATGACTCAAATGAGATGTCGCGGACGCAATCCGTGGTCGAAGACCTCATCCTGCAGCGGGTCAAATTTACATCGCAGATGGTGAGGCCAGTGCAGCTGACAGAGCTTCTGCGTGACCTTGGGATACGGTCGCCAAGGGTGGCGGATTTCAAAGAAGCGGCCCGAGTGCTCACAGCCAACGGATGCGTCCCGCGAAAGAGTAATGGGCGGAAAATATACGACATTGACTATGAGCCAGTCATCGAAGATGGGGGTATTGTGCCCCCTCACAAGTGGGATGTGTGAGGTGTGAAATCAGGGTACATCTACCCTGTTTTGAGGTAAAAGGTCGATTTATAAATTTCACCGAATTTATAACTATAAATTTGCTGGCCTCATAAAAAGGGGTGTTTTTGGCGAAGGTTGTGCCCTGTACCCTGTTGCGGTGTCGCTGAAAGCCGCATAAACACTAGGTTTTGGCACAGGGCAGGGTAGGGTATATGAATACTATTATAGGCATTTTTTTATTTATAAAAGATGGATTTATAAAGTGTATTTAGGGGTATATAGGAAAACGCCACCCTACCCTGCCCTGTACCCTGTTGATGGATTGGTATAATGGATAAGCGGCGAGTGGAAAAGGCGATCAAATTGCTCGACAGCGGCAAGTCGATGACGCAGGCGGCAGACCAGTGTCACGTCCATGTTGGTACACTGAGGAAGTGGATACGTAACTACGAGCGCTATGGTGATTCGTTGTTCACGAAAGATCCCGAGGAGATAAAGCGTGAGTGAAGGGAAGAGAGGGCCGGGGAGGCCACGGAAGAAGCTCAAACCACTGGTGGAGACGCCAGCGCAGTTTGAGGCCGACTTAGAACTAGGACTTACGGAGATGCAGGCAGCGTTTGTGTGGTTCTACACGGAGGGCTCGTGTGGGCAGACCGAGGCTGCTCGGAGAGCGGGCTTCTCATTCCCAGCCGCGAGCGCTACTAAAATGCTCGATGGCAAGACGCACCCGCACGTCACAAAGGCAATCCGACTGAAACAGGAAGAGCTTCGGCAGAAGTTTGCGATCACGCCAGAAAAGACTGGGTCGATACTGTGGAACATCGCCGAGACAGCATTCGGTAGCGGCCACTACAATGCGGCAGTCAGTGCAGTCAAGGAGTTGAATCAACTGGCTGGGCTGACTGTGCAACGAACGCAGAACCTCAACATCAACGCCAACATCGATAACATGAGCAAGGAAGATATCAAGTCACGGCTTGAGCAACTGCTCGGTACGGACGGAACAATTACGGACAAAGACCACTAGCAGTGATCATTGATGTAAGGCTCGCAAAAATAGCGTAGAGAGGCTCTCTTTTTTTCCCCAAAAAAATTACGAAAAAAACTCAAAAATCCTGCCTGACCATCGATTTTACCGATCAAATGGCGGATTCAGTGACCCCTGTTGCCTATTCGTGTGAGCACGGGGGTCACTTCGCGTCTGTGAGCGGCTGTATTGGCCTCTACGCGACGATGAAGTCATACCCTTTGGGTCTCTATGGAGTCAGAAAACGTCGCTGAAATCGCATTAGAGGGGACAGGGGCACCCCCCCTTGAGCGCGCGCGCCGCAGGCGTATAGCTATAGCTGAGTTCACCACATTCAAAACTCAATTTTATTTCATCGGATTAGGGACCCCGCGCCCCAAGCGCTCAGTGGAAGGAGGAGCAGCGCCTCTGGAAGGGGGGCACGGGGTCGATTTCGCAAAGGCCATGGGACCCCTATGGCCTAGAATTTTTTTTCAGTTGCGATACTATCGCGAAATGGCAGATTCGCGTAACAAGGGTGCCGCTTTCGAGCGGGATATCGTCAAGCGCCTCAATGGTTTCTTTGAGGAGCATGGCTTGGATATCCGTTGCAAGCGTAATCTCGACCAATATCAGGCAAAAAACCTGTGTGATATTACCATTCCCGGCTATGCCATCGAGTGCAAGGCCTACAAAGACGGCTGGTGGTTCCAAAAAGCGTGGTGGGAGCAGGTCTGTAGCGCAGCGGGGGACGATATTCCTGTCTTGGTTTGGAAGTTTTCT